GTCGATTCTGGCGCGGATACATCGGACGACGACAATGCTGGCACGAATCCGAAACAGCCACTGGCGACGTTGGACGGCGCAATCAATAAGACGACCGCCAATAATGGTGATGTCATATTGGTGCATCCGGGCCACGCGGAAACAATCAGTGCCGCCGCCGCCATCACGTTTGATGTGGCAGGCGTGACGGTCATTGGGATGGGTGTTGGCAACAGTCGCGGCACAATCACGCTGGACACCGCAGCCACCGTGGATATAGACGTGACAGCCGATGATACTCAGATCCATAATCTGATCTTCTCGATGAATTACGCGGATGTCGTGGAGGTATTCGACCTCAGCGCGGCAGGCTTCGTGGTGAACAAATGTCGCTTCGTGGATACCGCCGCCAGCATGAATTTTGTTGATCTGATTAAAGGTACAACGACCAACAACGAATGTGACCGGCTGGAGTTCACGAACAACGTGGTGATCTCGCCGGATACGGGGAACAATGGCGTTCTCGACATCGGTGGAGACATCGATGGATTGGTATTCAATGGCAACTTCATCAGCATGGGTGTGGCTAACTCTGAGGCCATCATATCGGTAGCCACCGGGAAAGATGTCACGAATTGCGAGATTACTTATAACAACATTTACCGCTTGAACACCGCTGGCGACCTGCTGATTGATTCGGATACGACTGCCAACAGCGGGTTAATCGCCCACAACATCATTGGTCACGCCGACACCGGATCGGAAATCTTGATTGATGCGGATGGCGTGAGGCAATTTGACAATCTGGGCACCGCGACCGATACGGCATCTGGATACGTCTTGCCAGCCATCGACAGTTAAATGTCGGACTGCCAATAGGCAGACATCTAACTGTCACAGGGTGGATGTCCTGGGTGCTTGCCCCATCGCAGGCATCCAGGGGAAAACATAGGAGCCAAATGTACGGATACGAATCAGTAACTATAAACAGCGGAGCCGCCAGTGGTAGCGATGGATCTGCTACCAACAACGGAACCAGCGGTCACGTTGTCACCGGGCAGATCTGTTCTATCGGTGTAACTTACGGGGATAGCCCACCCGGAACGACGGACGTGACCATCGCGACCGCTGGCAACAATGGCCCGGCGTTAACCATCCTGACTTTGACCAATGCGAACACCAGTGGGTGGTTCCACCCACGCCATGTCATAGACGACGAAACCGGGGCCGACATCACCTACGACGGCACCGAAGAAGTCTATGACAAGGTGTGCATATCGGACAATATCAAAGTCACGATTGCGGGGGCGAATAGCCCCGACACGGCTGAAGTGGTCGTCGTTTACTACGCTGGACGTTGATGACAATCGAGCGACACACCGTCAAGGTTTCGACGACAGGATCTGACGCGTCCGCCACTGGATCCCGTGTCACGGCGTTGCCGTATTGCGAACTGCTGGCGGTCCGGATGGACTTCCATACCGATGCGCCTGCATCTACGGACACCACGTTGTCGTCGCCGGGTGATCCGGTGTCGGTCACGTTGTTGACCGTGACGAACTCCGCGACGGATGCGTGGTTCTACCCAACGCACCAATTGGACGACAGCAGCGCGTCCGCCATCACCGGCGCATATATCCCGGCAATCGTCCACGGAAATCTGCTCACGGAATTGGCAGGGTGTGACGCCCTAACGGACGCATTGACCATGACCATCTATGTGAGGGTGTAATGGCTTTCAGTTACACGGCAGGCAGCACCGCAGATCGGGATCGGGTGCGATTGGAGATCGGCGACACGGATTCAGATCGTGCGTTGTTCCAAGATGCGGAGTTGGACGATTTTCTAAGCCAAGAAGGGAATAGCATCCTGGGATCCGCAGCGCGGGCGTGTGAGACTTTGTCGGTCCGGTTCGCCCGCGATTTCACCTTTTCGGCGGATGGTGCATCGTTCCAAAAGGGCAACATCACGCAAATGTTCATGGCGCAGGCCAAACGCCTCCGGCGACAGGCGCGAACCACCACGGTGGTCATGCCACGGCGCGTGGATGGTTATAGCGTTTACACGGACAGCGATGAGGTTACCGGACTCAATATCTTGGATTCTGGCACCGGCGAGTTTGGGCGGTATTCGGATGGTTAACAAACTGATCCAAACAAACGATCTGGTGTATCTACGGGATGAAGTGCGGAAATCCATGCCGGACACCGTGGACATCCAGCGGAAAACAATCGCATCAGACCAGCAGGGCGGATTTAGCGAATCGTGGGACGATGCCTATCAACAGGTCGCCGCCCGGATCGCGTCCAAAGGCGGATCGGAATCCAGCACCGCAGGTCGTCAAGATCTCCAACTGGATTTCACGTTGGCGGTGGCTTACGACCAATCGGTCCTCCAAACCGACCGCATCGTCCATCCCAGTGGGACGTATGAGGTGCAGTCGGTGGACGATGGTAAGTCTTGGGCGACATCGAAGATATGCCAGATGCGCCGATTGTAGGATTGGAGCAGGCACGATGTCGGAACGATAAATGCAACAGCCTGTTGGCCCGTGTCCGTCTATTGGCGGACAGTGTGGTCGAGATTAAATGCCGGAGGTGTGGATCCGTTAACACCTTTGGGCCGAAGGCACCGATGGGATCCCGGTCCGATGGTCAAGGTGGTTTCATAACAATCGAATGACCCGTCCCAGAGGCCCGGAGAGGCCCATAGAGCGTCTGGAACGCTGGCACCGGATATTCCCACCACATCCGTGGTGTGGAGTCCTCAATCGCTGGCGTATGACGATTGAGGATTTTTTAATGCCTGACTTTAATATGGACATGCGGGTGACGGTCCAACTGTCTCCGAATTGGCGCACGTTGGAATCGGAGATCAAACAGGCCACGGAGATCGCGGCCCGTCATGTGGAGGCGGACGCCAAAGTTAGGATCGCATCACCACCGGACAGGGCGTTCGATACAGGCACGACCATGAACACCATCAACGCCCGACGTGACGATGCGGAAGGGCTGTCGTGGAAGATCGGGCCTAGTACGGAGTATGCGCCATTCATCGAATATGGAACCATCTACATGAGGGCGCGACCATTTATGACGCCATCACTGGAAGCGGAAGCACCACGGTTCGTGGAGGCTATGCGGCAACTGCTCAACATGCTGAACCAAGCACCGCCCGGATCCGTCCGGCTGGTATAGGTGATTAGATGGCGAATCTCCGGGTAAATCTCGACACCGCGATGTTCAACGTATTGAACGTCGAATCGGTCACGAATGAGGCCACGGGTGGTGTCTATAACGGGATCGCGCCTATGGGAACGACACCGCCATATGTGGTGTTCCAAGCCATGAGTAAAACAGACGAATATTGGTCGTACACCGGACGCGGTGGAAACGCCATCTAATCGACACGCAGGTGGATTCGGTGTTACAGGACGCGTCGTTGAGCATCACGGGCCACACGTTGTTGTTCTGTCGGCGGGAGGAAGATATTTATCTGGCGGAAGATCAGGGCGGCGTTATCTATCAACACGTCGGTGGACTGTACCGGATCCGTGCCGACCAAAGTTAATTGCACGCATTATTGGAAGATCGCCCCGTCCAATGGGCCGACCAGCGTGGGGATCTGCGACTTTTGTGGTGCCAAACGGGATTTTGAAAACTCGATGGCGCGTGACCCGCAACAGATAAATCTCAATAGGGGAGCGAATGACACAGAATCAAAAAACTTCCGGCGATGGTTCACCTGATACATCATTGGGTGACACGCTTTGGTATTTGGCATTGAGAAAATTGCACATCCACCAAGGACCGGGCGTCATACCATCCACGATCCGGTTCATTCCGGGCCAACGGTTCGCGTTGGACGGTGACGAACCCGTGGATGTGGAATCGTTATTACGGACACGCTCCATCAAGATTTACGAGGACGCAGACGAACAATGGGCGCGGGATCAATTAGCCAACGCGCCGAAACCAACACCAAGGAGGAATCGTGGCTAGAATCACAGCGAAAAGTGCGGGACTACTGGTGGACGAATTCGATTTCAGCGGCGTGTCCAATTCGATGGATCTGACATTCGCGGAAACGCCTGCGGAGGTCACCGCATTTGCGGACACAGATCTGACATTCGTCCAAGGCAAACCCACGTTTACATTCAATGTGAATGGCCTTTGGTCAACATCGAGTCCGGCATATGAGGGCGAAATGTTCACGGATCTGACGGCGACGGCCCGCAGGGTGGGCATCTATCCCGGCGGATTGAGTGATGGAACCGTGGGCTATGAAGGGCCAACGCTAATCAGCGCGTCGCCCCGTGTCAGCACCGTGGGGGATTCCATCGCGTGCAACGTCTCCTGGCAGGGTGCATCAGCCCCGTTCAGGTCACAAATCATCCTGGCAAATACCATCACATGCAATGGCTCGACCGTAGTCGTCAACGGAACCGGCTATAACAGCGGCACGATAGCGGCGACCAACACGATTTTTGGTGTCTGGCGAATGGTCGAAATGGGCGGATCGGGAACCAACACGATCGCACTGGAGATCCAATCTGAAACCAACGATACGTGGGGAAGCCCGACAACACGAATAAATTTTGGAACCATCACACATAGCACCGGAGTTTCGTTTCTTACCGCGTCTGCCACAGGCCCAGCGGCGTCGGAATCATGGTGGCGGGTGAAAATCCAATCGTCCGGCACAGGGAGCCGGACGTTCCAGAATTATGTTTCGTTTGGTTATTTCGTAACGTAGGGAGGAACGATGGCGAGAACGCACGGAAAGGATTCCAATTTTTCGTTCAACGGCGTGGCAATCGAGGACGAACTGAACTCCATCACGATGAACGCGACGGTGGTGGAATCGGAGATCACGGCGTTTGGCGATACCTATGGGAATTTCCTGGCAGGTAAAAAGGGCGTTTCGTTTGATGTTACCGGGTCGGTGGACATGGACTTTGCCAGCGATGGCGACGCCACGATATTCGACCACATCACCCTGACATCCGGTCCAAAGACTTTGATATTCGATCCGGACGGTGCAGGGCCGGACACCAACAGCCCGGAATACACCTGCACGTCCAGCGGACTCACGGGCGCGTTGTGCAGCAGTTACACCATCAATCTGCCGGTGGGTGGTGCGGCAACGTATAGCGCAACATTCCAGTGCAGCGGATCGACTACACGGGCCGTGTCATAGACCACCCGCAAATCGACCCACAACGCCAAATAAGGCTATTCTAAGGAGGACAACCAATGGCACGAACTCATGGAAAGGATGCCGATTTCAGTTTCGATTCCGTAGCACTGGAAGATGAACTGAACTCTGCGACCCTCAATTTCACGGTGCCGGAGGCCGACATCACCAGTTTTTCCGACACCTATCAAAACTTCCTGGCGGGCAAACCAACGGCGACTTATGACATTTCGGGTTCCGCTGATCTGGCATCCAGTCAGGGCGACGCCACCATCTTCGGGGAACTGGGATTGGAGGCGGAAGAGATCGATTTTGAGCCGGACGGAACCACTGGATATAACGGATTTGCCATCGTCACATCCTACTCGATTACCAGTACGGTGGGCGGTCCGATAACCTATAGCGCGTCGTTCAGACACAACGGCGGGAGTGCCGCAGCGGACGCCGCAGCACCGACCAGGGGATAGAGATTTTGGAGGTTGGGCCGTTCTAAAAACGGCCCAATTTTCAGAACAGATGTTTTGGTGTTTTTGTCACCATGTCACGACCCATTATATGGAAAGATGCCAGACCATCCGCAAATCGACCCACAGCACGTTCTGGGCCATGCAAAAAACACGACCTTTCGCGCTTTTGGATACTGTCATGGAGACACCATTCATATAAGTGATAATAGAACAAAAGACCGTTCTAATTTTTGTTAGATAAACGACCAATATTGGAGGCTCGATGAAGCCCAAAAAGATGAAGATCCCAGCGACCAAAGTGCTTTCGGACGACTGCGCCATCACCACCGGACAGGTCATTGAGGACGGAGAAACCATCGACGCGGGCGTCCAACATT